AACCGTACCGCCATACCCTATCCACCCCCGGGAAAGAGAAACAACTTGATAAGCGTACCAATACCCCCGATGCCAGCAAGAATCAGAACAATCGAAATGGCAGTCTGTGCCCGAAGCCTAAATCGAGAGTTCTCCTTGACCTCACTCACGAGACCTGGCTCTCCATCTCGGCCCGAAAGCGTCTTCTGAATATCATCAACCTTCAGGTGAAGTCCTTCGACAAGACACCGAATAGACGGCTGAACGGTCATACGGGCTTGCCGCGCCGCTTATCATACTCCTTCCAGAACTGCCGCGCCATATTCTCTTTCGAGAAAGTACGGTTAAGGCGTATACCGAACTCCTTCAAGGCCCACTCATCAAAGGCCTTCTTATCGAGCTCGGCCACCTTCCGGGCCAGAATATCTCTGACCTCGTCCCCGGACGGCTCTGAATCCGGCCTTTCGGTTGCGGGCAATGCCTCCGGTAATTGTATAGGCCGGGGTTCATCCAGGAGTTTAAGACCGAGATTCAGGCCGTACTGTTCCTCGAGTTCAGCCTTCATACCGGGCAAGATTTCACGGAAGTAATGCCGACCTCGACTTCCAAGCCGGTAATAGACGGGCTTCGGCCCATCATTCAGGAAGACCGCCACTTAATGGCCCCCGTCGTCCTCGACAAGAATCTCAACCGAAACTGTCTCGCCGGATGTTCCTTGAGCGAGCGCCATAGACAGTTTTCCATAAGCATAGAAGTAGTCCCGAACTTTCCGAGTGCCATCATAGGTTGCATCCGCACCTGTTTCATCTTGGACTGCAGCCCGAGGTGATGCAACAAAATCCGTTGCATTATTAGACTTCGTGAGGAAAGTCTCATCCGTAAGGCCTTTCGACTTGAGCGTCAGGTCAGCCGTACCCGCCATCCCCGCACTATAATCCACATTGACCTTGAGAATCCTGCCATAGACCGGATAATCGGAAAGCGTCTCAGCAATAACCCCGCTGGAATTGCAAGTTCCCGAAAGCGTTATACGCTGTATTCGTCCCATAGTCAGTGTATCTCCTTTTCTGTAGGCAAGGAAGCCAAGTTGACAAACCCTGAATGCCCTATCGGTCGCTCCTCAGGCCGCAATGCGGCTTCCGGATGCCGCTCAACCCGGTGCGGATTTGGGTGACCCATCGCCCTATCAAAGGCCTCGAGCCAGCAACCCGAACATATATATGCCTTGACCCCTTGCCGAATGACTTCTCCAGTCTCGGCATTCTCTTCCCCACCAACCACGAGGATGAGGATAGCGCTTTCAGGCCCGAACCGCAAACCGCAATACCGGCATTGCTTGCCGGCAGGACGGGCAAGAACCATTGCCCTATCCCCTCAGGTCACCTTAAGGCTGACGGTCATACAGACGTGCTCGACCGCAGTCAGTGTGCCATCATCATCCGCACCGAGCCTGTCTCCAACAGAGAGGTTGACCGCGGAGGTTCCGACGAGTGTTCCATTCTGGACGGTCTCGGCCGTTCCCTTAAGGGAAAAGCCCGCATTGGTGTTATTCGTCAAGAGGGCATCCCCACCATCTTTCGCTTCAACTCCCTGAAGACGTTCAAGCTGAAGATTCACTGCACCGGCATCAGTGCCTGCAGTACGGTGGACTTCATCAACCCGAGTAACCGTACAGGCTACTGGCGCAATAAAGAAGACACCATAGTTCGTGGCCACAGCAGCACCAATGCCTGCAATAACCGCACTGACGGTTGCGACGTTGAAGAGTTTATTGCTCCCGACCTCGAGGAAACCAGCATCGACGCTAATCTTCTTCGAGGCAGCCATCAGAAGGTCATCTTCAACGCTGACCTTGCCCGACAAGATGATGTCATCCGTTCCAGTACCATCCGCAGAGAGCTTCAGTTTCCCGTCTGCAGACGACTGAATGAAGATACCTGAATCCCTGAAAAAGACCTTGCGGTCATCCAGGAGTTTGAGGTCGATATCTACATCCTGAACTTGGTCAGGGCCGCCACGGTAAGGCGGTGCTCCATCAAAGCCCCGTCCGGGGCTGCCTGAGGCGGTCATACTTCAGCCCTCCCTTACTCGCCGAATGCGAGAATAGTGCGTGCCTCGTTGTCCGTGCTACCCGGCAACGCAATAGACTTCTCACCATACTCCTTCGAGATTTGGAGCAGAGTATTGTCCGTTGCGCCGCTGACGATGCTGAAGCAGCCATTCTTGAAGAGGCTGCTGACATCGATGGTATCGCCGTCATCTGCGGTGGCAGGAGTCGTGATTTTCACGAACTTGATACCGCTGACATGGAGCACCTTGACGGTGCAATCCGAAAGTGCAATGGCTGCCATTGTTGTTCCTCCTTAGTCGATATTGTCGATGAGCGCACAGAATGCAGGCGCACGGATGATAAGCGCCTCATACTGCTTGAGGTAGAACTTCTCAGCATCGCTCGTGACTCCCATACGCTGGAAAGACATATCGAGCAGAACGCGGACTTCCACCACGCTCGTATCGACAAGAACAATTTGCTTGTCGTCTGCCGAATTACTCAGGAACATAGAGGGCACGCAAAGAATCGGCCCGACCATGCTCGAGACCAAGATACCAGAAGGCACTCCGAACAGAAGCCGGTCTGCGGCAATGTCCGAAGGACTGTACCGGAACTGGTCAACCATGATTTTCCTGAGCTGCGTGAACGCGCCCGGACTGCAGACTGCCAAGTTTGGCCGGCCACCATCAACATAGGCGGCTTCAACCGAGGCCTCGAAGTCATCCCAAGTCAGTGCTGCACCGCTGAGGTTGCGGACATTGCCGCTGTCGGCATTGATTTGGGTGACGAGTCCGTCGAACTCGTTCGCATCTGCGCTGTCGTCTCCGGTCAGGAGAAGGTCTTCCTCGAGCTCCTTGAGGGCGCGGGCCTTCATGAGAACCTCGAGTTGCATACCATTAGGGGCTGCACTGTCGCTCCAAGGATTGCCTGCGCTGTTGCCCGCGCCGGCAGACTGGAAGCCCGACAGGACATAGTTCGGGATTGCAGCCATAGCCGGGCCGGTGACACGACCGACCGCATAGAGGTACTTGATGCTGACGCTCTTGCGGTCATAGGTGTCATTGTTTTCGCTGAGCGCGGCATCTTCGGCTGCAACGAATGCGCTGCCCTTGGCAGTGACGACATTGAAGTCCGCAGTGAGGCCACGATTGCTGACACGCGGCAGAAGTTCAACAACAGGCGTATACTTGCGGGACTGGTCGACGATGCGTTCATCAACATAGATAGGAATCAGGGCGTTCCCTGCCGTTCCAGCGCCGCCGGCACTGGAGTCGAGTGCCTTGAAGCCTGCGCGAGGGCGGAGGTCAGCCTTTGCCCACGGGTCATAATAGCGAGTACCGTCGGGCAAGTGTCCGAAGGCGATGTCGTATGCACTCTTTGCCTGGCCAGAAGTCATGGCAACCGGGCCGCAAGAAACAATGTCAGTGTTCATGGTCTTTTCCTCCCTTCAATAGATTGCATCAAGCGGGCCGAGCTTGCGGCCCTCGAGGTTATCCAGCGGCGCAGACTTGCTTTCCTTGCTCGGGCCGAAACCCTTCTCCTGCGCCTTGTTGAGCTTTTCGTTGAGTTCCTTGAACTCCTTCACGAGCCCGGCGAGCGTCTCCTTGACCTGCTCGACCTGCTCGATGCGGGACTTCAATTCAGTGATGGTCTTCGCCTGTTCTTGGCTCTTGACCTCGATGAACTTCATGATGTCTTCATTGCCGACCTTCACAGTCGGTTCGGGCGCGGAAGTAACATCTTTTGAATCGGTCATACTCTTCGCCTCCTTGTCCACTGACTTGATACTGGTCTTGACAATCTGGGCCGCAGGATTCATAGGGTTACCGGTGAGACCCACATTCAGAAGATGGACATCATTGAGTAATCGGATGTTCTTGCCGTCAACGGTTGCGGGCTTGACATCGGTAGGTATGTAGGCAATGCTGAAGCCATCGAGGAAGCCGTTCTTGACTCCCCGCTTGACTTCATCATAGGAGCGTGTAACCTTGCCGTCCATATCGAGACGCTTGTAATCCTTATTGAGGACGAACCGCGCCTTGACACCGACCATATCTTGGATATTATCAACCGCCTTGCCCAGCGGGATGATGGTCTTGGCGGCTTCCATATCGAAGTTCTTCAGGCCCAGACCGATGCTTTCGTGCTCGAGGTCGAGTTTGATATTGCGTTCCTTGAGTTGGCGAGCGATAGACTTCATACAGTGCTCGGTAACGATGTCGTTGCCGAGGTCGAGGTCGCCGGTGGTGATATAGCCCTCGACGAAATCACCATCGGGATTCTCCTTGAGTTCGAGGCCTTTCGTATAGAAGACGATATGATTACCGACGGTGTCGGACGCGGTCTCGGGCATCTTAGGACTTGCTTGGATGTCCGGGTTTATATATATTGTTCGCCAGCCAGCATACTATGGCGTGAGATTTATCCCGCATTTCCTACAGCGGCGTGCCCACCAAAAGAAGATAGGATTGCCGAATATCTCCGGAAGGCCGAGGTTATGCTCTCCGGGCAGACACCATTTCAGCACACTTACCTCCGAAGGTGGTTGGCGAATCGCTTCAGGTATCCATTTCTCGAGCGACATCAGCCTTCCGTTTCCTCAGTCGAGCCATATAAGGAACGCAGATAATGTGAGCATCATTATTCAGGCAGAATCTACACTGGCCTTCCCTCGGCATTCGCCGGGGCGGGCTCATGGTTCGGGAATGAAAGTGAATACGCGAGTGCGGCAGTTCGGGTGAAATGGCGGAGACTGCTCTCGATAAGTCTTCCCATCGACCGTGACCTCGAACGGCTCACTGAGAGGGATTCCTTCTTCACGACTGCCATACTTGGAGTGCTCCTCGAGACAGATATTACTTGTTCTATCGTCGAGCGTGACAATAAGGTACTTCATGGCATCCTTGACTCCGGCTGCCTTCCAAGCCTGAAGGTTGCCTTGGTTCTGGGCACGATTATACTCTGTTCGTGCAATAGCCTCAGCCCGACTATCAGTCACCTCAAAGACCTTCCTGACTCTCTCCTTCAACTGATGGATTCCCTCGGCATTTATGATACCACGCTCGAGCTCAGCCCTCAACCGGTTCCCGACCTCTTCGGTCATATTCTTGATATTCTCGAAGGTATGCTCCTGAAGGTACTGAAGCGCGGCTTGATTCGGAATGACATTCAAGTCCATTTCTTTCTCTGCTCGCTCATGTGCCTGGATAAATGCCTGCTTAATAACTCGTTCCACCATAGTCTTGATTCGGTAAGCAGTAAAAAGTGCCTTCACTCTATCAACGAGTGAACGAATATCCTTCACCTGCGAAAGAACATCAGGCCGTATCTCGCCTTCAATAATCTCCAATGCCTGCCGTTCAAGCTCATTCAGCATCCGCTTGATTTCCCGCTCAAACCCCTCCGCCCCCGCAGGAATACCATCATCCTTGGCCTTACCCCGTGCTCGAGCACGCTCTTCAGACTCCTCAGGCTCACGAGACTCCATACGCCGACCTTCACTCTGCGTTCTGCCATCCTCGAACCGAATGCTCGTCTCATTCTGGCCTTTCAATACAGAAGCAGGCGGTTCATCACCCCAAGAGACCGTCGGCTTACCTTCCTGGACACGAACCTCATTAACCGTGACAAGACCCGCCTGAAGCTGCTTCAGGTAAAGGTCAGCCTTCTCAGACTCCTCCGAAAGGTCGCGGGTCTCCCACTCCCACTCAATATCATCATACCCGAACTCACTAATGATTTGCTTCTCATATGCTTCCTTTTCCATCTCGAGAATCGGGTTAATAACGCGCTTCCTGAATTTCTTCTCCCGAACGACATTCGTGACATTACCCGCATCCTGTTGAAGGCCCATCTCGAGTTTCGAGACGCCATAACAGCCCCAAACCAAACCAGAGAACCATTCCTGCTGGGCAATAAAGTCCAATTCCTGAGCACTGAACTGCAATCGAGTAAAGTCAACCTTATGATTCAGAAGAGGTATTTCGTGGAAACGGGAACGCCACTGGCCAAACTCGTCTTTCTGCCGCATAAATTCCTGCCACTGGTCTTTGAAACCCTTGAGCGTATCCCTATCCGGGCCTTCCGACCATAGAACGCCTTTCGGAACATTATTGCTGGTATAATACTCGAGTTCGTGGTCGACACTATAGACGAGAAGTTGAACGACCTTCAGTAAGTCGAGCATTGGACTGCGGCCATAGACATCATCCGTGCGGGGATGAAGTTCCAGCCAGATGATTTCCTTCCGGCCAAACGGAATTGGCCGCTGGGCCGTCAAGAATCCATACTGGAAGTACGCCGCATCTTCCCGCGCCTGGTTCATATCGAGGTCGGCATTCCTGACAAGCTCATACGGACTCGTCTGCAATGGCAAAGGACTCTTATCCGGCAAGTAATCCTTACGATTGCTAATGCTGCCGTGAGGGTCAGGATTCTTCGTGAAAGATGCCCCATCTCTGGCCTTAATCCCTACCATAACCCCCAGATTATTGAAGACCTTCTCGAGAACCCCGCTATCGACCTCGAGCACATCTCGGATATACTTGCGGCGAATACTATTCCAGGATTCATCGTCCTCATTCGGATTCTGGAAGAATGCCTTGATATGGTCGATTCTCTGCCTGAGCTCCTTGTCGATTTCAGGGTCACGAGTTTTGTCCTTCGGAACCGGCCGGCCATTAATGCTACAGACCTCGCTAATGATCGCATCATGAACCATTCGGACGAATGTTGTCTGCGCCAGCCGGCGAACGAGAATCAGATTCTGCCCTCGAGGAAAGCCAAACGGCGGCTTATAATAGTATTGCGGGATGAAACCTTTTTCCACCCCATTACGTTTCTCGGCAGCGAGAAAGTCTATGGCAAGAACATCCTTCGACTGGAAGGGGTCGTTGTCCTTGACTCCGAGGACGCCGGCGATGAAGTCCCTGATGGATACCATTGAAATTGAATCGGAAGGGACGGCGGCAGGTAGTACCGCCGTCCCCTGGTTGGGGGCAGCCGAACGGAGGATGGCCGTAATCGGTGCTGCAGGTCGCGTGGATGGTCGACTCTGGCAGACTGTGGCTTGCCCGCTTATATTCTTTGTCCTATAGCCGGCACACTATCCGAGGAAGTCATAGATGAGTTCGTGACTATCCTGCCAAGTAAAGTAGACGAGTGCATCTGCCCAGTCCGGGCTCTTATCCTCAGGGTCGATGATGAGTATGGTCTGCCGGCCTTTTCTATCCCATTCCATCTTCATCAGTTCAGCTTTAAGTTCCTGAATCGGCGGAAGACGAATAAGTCCATTCTTGAGAATATCTCTCAACCGAAAATACTCTTCGGCCTTTCGGTTAGCATAGAACTCTTTCTTTCCCGCGGCCTCCCCAAATAGACAGGAAACAACCTTCCAAGCAGTATTATGCTCGGCTTTGAGTTCTCTGAGCCGGCTCACGACACCCACACCCAAGCCGTGCCCATCGATATGAATCCTATCTGCCTGGTACTCCTGCGCGAGGTCGAAAAGCCTTCGGGCAATACGCTGGTTATCACTGGTGGCTTCAGAATGCCAGCCCGCCACTTCATACTTACTGCCATGCCAGCAACCCCAGTAAGTAACCGTCTTATCCAAGCCCTTATCTGCCGGGTCACAACAGACTATTACCTTATACTCCATCAGGAGTTTACGGACGACATTCAACTCGAACTCTGAAGCCCCACTCGCCCGTTTCAACTCGAACGCCTTCCTCAGCCGCAGTAAGTCAGCCCAGATAGACTCTTTGCGTTCCATCGCAGCCAGAACCCACGCAAGACTAAATATGCCGTGCTCGGACTGGTCAGGAAAGCGGGATTCATAGAGAACCTGGAACGCCATAGGCGGTAAATGCTCCCGCTGTTCCTCAATGAACTCCAAGGTTGTCCGGCCTTCCTTGAGCGCTACTTCCCAGCCAATATGCAACTTCTCGAACCGAGGACTATTCCAGTCATCGAAAGCCTGATTATCCGTCTCCCAAGGATTAAAGAGTTCAACTAAGACACCATATCGGGGGTCGTCACCGAGCATACGATTCACTTTCACTCGAGCTTCACGACTGATAAGACAGGCTTCATCGATTACGAGCAAGTTCGCGCCGAAACCCATCAGCCGGTCAGCATCTCCTTCCGCACTGAATATGGCATACTCGCAGCCATTGCGGAATGTCAACCGTTTCTTAGTGGCTTCCTGAGCAAGTCGTTCTGCACCGTGCTCTCGGTCGAGATGGGCCAGCGCTTGAAGTTCCGGACAGACAATAATGAGCCGTGCAAGATAATTCCTGAGTATCTCTGCCTGGTCATACTTAGGTGCTACAATGGCAATACGCTTGTCTTCATTGAAGAGGATATAGAGCGCAACACCAATGGCGACGCAGAAGGATTTTCCATATCGAGTCATTGCACTAATGGCGACACGCTTTGATTCAGTATAGGCTATCTTCCGGACTATCAGGCATTGTGTCGGTGTCAAATTGACTTGGAATAGGTACTTCACGATAGGACGGACATTCCGTTCTCTGATACACATCCTGAAGAGTTCCTGTGCCAGCATATTCGTGTAATGCCTTCCTGCCGGAATCGAACCGGAGGGCCGGGAAAACATACGCGCAAACCCGGCCGCCGAGGTGAACCTTTAGTCCATTAAGGGCATTCGTATGAGCGTCTTGGCATTGACAGATTTGCGGATTGGGAATCGCAAGACTATCATCCATCCAAGCCTCAGGAAAGCGTATGACCGGCAAGACCCGCAAGGGCCTCGCCGTCGACAGCCCGCTTGAGGGTTGTCTACCAACG